ACATTACGCCACACCCATGCATCTGTGCTTTTAGCTGCTAACGTGCACCCTAAAATTGTACAGGAACGTCTTGGACACGCAAAAATAAGCACTACTATGGATACATACAGCCATTTAATACCAGGTATGCAAAAAGTTGCTGTAGACGTGTTTAATACCTTGTGTTAATTTCTTTATTTTCTCCCCGGCTGGCCGCCGGGGATTCTTTTTATTTAATAAGTGCTTTGAATGTATTGTATCCTGCGATACCATCTACAGACAGTCCACGGTCTTTCTGGAACTGCCGCACCGCTGCCTCCAGTCTGCTACCGAATGTTCCCGGATTTTCCAAGCCATTTGGATTATATCCGTTAAGCATTAACAGAATCTCCAGCGCAGTAACCATGTACTGAGTTTCTCCGCGGCGTACCGTATGGCCTTTTAATGCAGCTTCGGAACGGCTGCCCCAGATACCGTCCACAGAAAGTCCGGCTCTGTAGTCCAGATTCATGGACTGCTGCAGCACCTTAATCTTTGCTTTATTTGTTTCCGGTCCCGGGATACCGTCCGATTTAAGTCCCGGTACTGCAAAATTGCGGGCATGCACCTGTCCATCTCGGATAATGGGGTTTCCGGAAGGTTTAGAGGGTTTTGGCGCGTTAGGCGCCGGCTGCGGTTTAAAATCAGCACCCTGAATCGATTTGCCGATAATTGCGCTTGCAATCGCATCCCCACATTTGTCAGTATCCCATTTATCGGCATCGTTCTGACTGTCTACAAAGCAACATTCCACCAGCAATGCCGGGGATTTCGTGTTTCTAAGCACATAAAGCCCCTGTGAGTATTTCACGCCGCGGTTACGGATTCCGAGGGCGTTTGATACGTTTCCGGCGATTTTAGCGGCAATATCCGCTGTCTTGCTGTCATAACACCACACCTCTACCCCAGTGCCGCCCCCGGCATTGAGGTGGATAGATACGTCTAAGTCTACACTGTGGGCATTGCATTTTGTGACAATCCTCTGCAAATTCTGGTTGGCAGTGCAATTTGTGTCATCTGTACAGTCATAAACAGTATGACCTGCGTTTTTAAGGGCTGCAATCACCCTATCCTTTACTTTTCTGTCCTCCACGGATTCCTGCAAAAAGCCAACAGCGCCACTTGCACCCTGTCCTTGCGGACAATGTCCTGCATGTACGTTATAAATTCCCATATTTTTTCCTTTCTGCCGGCTGTTGCGCCGGCGCAACTTATTTACTCTCTACTTCCGGGATACCTGCTACAGAGTTGGCAATAGATAAGATACCGGACAGCACAGAGGCGGATACTACCACTTTCCAGTCTACTGCGCTTAATACCGCTGCCGTACCTACGGTTGCCACAAAGGTCTGTGCCATGGTCTTTACGGCTCTTACCCCAGCCGCTTTAAACCACTCTTTTGTATCCACGTTTGCTTTTAATACACAATTCTTTAACATGCAATCCTCTCCTTTACTTAAAAATCGTTGCTGCCACTGCCCCGGCAGCGGCTCCCACCAGTGCCAGTACAACAGATTCCCACCGCTTTGCTGGCTTTCCTTCCAGTTCTGCTACTTTTGCGGTAAGCTGTGCAAGATTCTGGTTCATAAAACCTACTTCTTTTGTTAATCCAACCATTTCCTGCGCCAGCTGGTGGACTACGTTTACCACCCTTTCTACGTTGTCCATGCGGTGTTTTAAGGAACCAATTTCCTTCTTTACTTCCGCAAGGGCTACCGCGGTTTCCTGTTCGTCCATGCTACACCTCTTTCTATGTATTATTTCTTTTTTGCTATTTTGGTCTTGCCCGTATCTCCATGCGCTTACCTCCTATCTTTTAATCTGGAGGCAGCACATAATTACAACGCCCAGCGCTGCTCCTGCAGTAAATGCCAGTACATATCCCATTACGCTACCTCACTTTCTGCATAAGTTTCTTCTGCCAGAAGTACAAGCTTTGCGTATTCCTCTTCGGAGATTCTGGACATTGCAAAATAGACGTCCAGTTTGGCAACGGCTTCGTCTTTAGTTTTGTAAAATTTCTTTTCAATCAGATTTGTCATTAATTTTACAATAACTGTACTATTCATAGTTCATTTCCTCCATATTTTCCAAAATATTGTTTGTGTCATTTTCTATCATGGCCGCCTGGGTGGATAAAGGCATTAAAGAGAGCAGGTTTGCTGTTTTCTGTATATTTGCCGTTACGAGTTCTTTTATTTTTTTATCTATATACAGCTTTGTATCTGCCACATAATCCAGCTGCATATCTGCATTTGCGTTATTGGTTACTACTGTAGTTGGATAGTAGGTGTGTAGGGATTTAAATTTCTGTTGGATTTCTTCGGGGAGTGGCTCAAATGTTGGCTCTTTTAACGTATACATCAAATATACATCGTTATTTTTTACCCACTCCTTAAATCCGGCCACTGTATTAAATCCAAAGTTTTTAATCTGTACCCAGTTTCCGGATATACCCACGCTTACCGTTGTTGTAGCGCCTTCCATTTTTGCATAATTGCAAAATCCAGCATACGGATATTTTGCAATCTTCTCAACTCTCATGCCGATTGTTGTTGGATTGTCTAATTGTGCATATTCGTTTCCGGTTATTTTGTAGTTTATTACGTTTCGTTTTACTCCAATCACGCCATTCTGTTCACAGATTTCGTCACAAACCCACTGCCGTCCTGTGCTGTCGGTGTAATTACCGCCAGATGTTACAGGGATGCCCGGGAGGCCGTCTGGTGTCTGGATTGCAAGAGATTGTTCGGCATAGGGCTCGTATGGCAGTGGTGTATCTCCCAGATTAAACATAATGTCGTAAAACTCTGCCGACATACTGTTGTTGTTTATATCGAATCGGAAATACATTTTATCCCCGTCTTCTATATCCACTGTTCGCTTTCCCGCATTTCCAGTGCTCTGGTATACAGTGCCACTCTTCTTTTCTACAATCAAATACATTTCAACTGTGTTTTTTCCATTCGTTCCGCCGTAAGGTTTATTACTCTTAAAAGACAGCGTGTATTTTCCCGGCGGAAGAGATAATTTATCTGCTTCTTTGTTTAAGAAAAATACCATGTCTTCTTTACCCGTAGTGCCTTTACCAGTAAACGAGATTCTATCTCCGTTTAACGTAATCTGTTTTGCAGAATTGTTAATCTCATATCCCTTAAATTTGTTCAGAGGAAACAGATTCCCGGTATTAATGTTTACTTTTACTTCTCCATTTCCCCCAATGCTCTTAATCTCCTTAGGGCTTTCCGGCGTTGGCGTGCCGTCCTGCTCCGACTTCCCGAAGATTCTAAGCCCCTCCATAAACGCCTCTGCGCTGTCGGCAATCTGTACCACACTACCTTTTACCGTCTCTACAATAGCCCCTGCTTTACTCTGCCGCAGGTCTGCAATGTCCTTTTTATTGGTCTGTATCTGTTCCCGGTCTGCGATAATCTCCTGGGCGGCGGCCTGGACAGCCTGTACCTGTTTTTCTCCCTCTGCAGTTACTTTTCCGGTCTGTGTTGCACCCTCTGTCTGTACCGTTTTTACAGCTTCTGTTTTTGCTGTCTCTACTGCTCCTGTAGCTGTTCTCTGTGCAGTCTGGATATCTCGCACGGCGGTTTCTCCGGCAGTCTGCACCCGGTCTGTCTGGGTCTGTCCGGCGTTGTTTACATCTGCAAGTGCCTGCTGTGCAGTTAAAATAAAATCCTGTGCAGTCTTATCTACGCTGTCCTTGTTTTCCTGTACCTGTGTGCTTAATTCCTCCACAGCTTCTTTGGCTTTCTGTACGGCTGCTCTATCCTCTGCCGTTTTCCCTGCTGCCGCCTGCGCTGCGGTGCTGGCATTTTCGGCTGCCTGCTTATGTATTTCCCCCTGTTCTGCGGATGTTTCCGCCCGCGTAGCTGCTTCCTGTGCGTTTTTAGATAATTCCTCTACTTTGGCCACTTGCTCGTCTATCCCGGACACGGATTCTACCAGACGTTCTACTTCTTTTCTGTCTTCTGCCGTCTTCCGGGAATCTTCCTGGGCTTGTCCAGCGTAATACCTGGCATTATCCTCCGCTCTCTCCGGCAGGTCTTCCCGGCCATGTGCCCAGCCTTCTGCCTGCTTTTCGGATTCTGCCGCCTGCTCTGCTGCCTCCCGGACGGCCTGCACCGCCTCGTGGAAAATGTCCGGGTTATCTGTGCCGCCTGGAACTTCCGGCTTCGGTCTGGCCTTTACATCTAAAACAATCCGGTATTCTGTTTTTCCGCTGGTTGCATCTGTTATGTACACAAAGGCATAGATGCTATAATCGTTTGAGGTGTCGTCGTTTTCCAGCATACTATCCGGTATCAGCACGTCTGTGACCCCATCTTTTGTTGTACCAATACGGGTTACGGATGTACCGCCTTTTGGCTGTAATGCAAAGTGGATTTCTACCGCCGCCGGAAGGTTTAAGCCCTGGATGCGCAGGATTTGTCCATAATCGTACTGTCTTAAAACGCCATACTTACTTGCGCTGGTGTCCCCTGGATTAAATACCACTGTTACCATTTTCTCACCCTATTCTTTCTATAACGCTGCTTCGACTTTTTCTCTCCATCTTTCCGGTACATTGTCGGCGGTAATTGTCCCGTCTTTAATTTTCATAACATAAAAAGCTACCATTATGCTTTACCTCCTACCATTCCGGCTAAATCCAGAATTGCCCCGTCCTGGACTGCCTGCTGCGCTTTAATTTCATCGACTTCTTTTTCCAGTTCTGTTTTCTCTCGAATTCCGAATACCGCAATTACTTTCTTTTCCTGTGTGTAGTCCACAGATTTAAACAGCGGCGTTTCCAGTTTCATGTCTGTGTATTCTCCGGTTACCTGTTCTTCGCTTTTGTACTGCACGGTATCCAGGTTCCCTTCCTTTGTAAGGGCTTCTGCTACTGTTTTTAAATCTGCAAAATCCGGCACAATTACTGTGGTTTCTCCCAGGCTTGCTCCTGGTAAAATTTCGATTTCTGTATTATCTTTTAATACAATTTTTTCCATAGTTTTTTTCCTTTCTTTTAAATTACAATTTTAAGTTACTTTTTTTGGTAAATGGTTGTTTACCCGCAAAATCCAATTCACAAAACTCCACTTTAGGAACCTTTGCCTATTGGGATAATGTAAGCACTGGAGAAAATGGCGCAAAATCTCTTATAATGT